TTGGTTACAAGGGTACCAACCCCTACGACGCTGGCTTGTTCTACTGCCCGTACGTTCCTCTGACGATGGTTCGTGCTGTTGGTGAGAATGACTTCCAGCCTCGGATCGGCTTTAAGACACGCTATGGTATGGCTCCTAACCCGTTTGCTAACAGCACTGTTAGCTCTACGGCTGACCTGGGCAACTCTACGCGTGACAACGCCTACTACAGAGTCTTCCGCGTGGACAACATCCTCGCCTAAGCTATGTAAAAAAGAGCCGGGACCACTCGGCCTTTCAAAGGACCCTTCGGGGTCCTTTTTTTATGGTATAATCTTGTATAAATAGATCTATATGGCACTCACTACAAACTTCAACTATCTACAGCCGACTTCTTTCAAGCTCGTACTTGATAGGAAGAACTATCCTAACCTTGAGTTTTTCTGTCAGACAGTGACTCATCCTGGGATGATCATGAATGCCACCGAGTTACCTTACCAAAAAATCACGGGCATCCCCTTTCCTGGTGACAAGTTGACTTTCAACGAGTTGTCTGCGAACATCATCCTCGACGAAGACATGAACGCCTATGCCGAGATGTATAACTGGATACGCAGACTGTTGGATACAAACGTGAGATCACCATTGAATAGAACCTCAACTGCGCCACCTCACTATGCAGACATTACTCTGCACATGTTGAGTAGCGCAAACGAGACAACCAAGCAGATTCGGTATAGAGATTGTATACCAACTGCGCTTGGTGATATACAACTTGAATCTACCGATACAGGTGGCACTTTTATTACTTTCAATGCTTCGTTCAGGTTCACGTATTTTGAGCTGTTAAATATAAACAAGACAACTGGTGCAATCACTGAATCATTTACTGTGACAACGACTACAGGTAGAGCATCTTAATTTTTATAATGGAGTTATATTATGATGGATCTTCAGACCATTCTGAATGAATGGGAGCAAGATTGTGTGATCGATGACATAAAGCTTGACGAGACATCTCGTGAGTCTCCAAAGCTACATGCAAAGTATCTTTCCCTTCTCTCTAACTATAAGCTGATGCTCAAGCGAGCAGAGTTCAAGCAGAAAGATCTGCTCAAGGACAAGTGGCTTTACTATAACGGTAAGATGTCAGAAGAAGATCTCAAAGAAAAAGGTTGGAATCCAGACCCGTTTGATGGACTCAAGATCCTAAAGGGTGAGATGGACTATTACTATGAATCAGACCCAGAGATCCAGAAGTCTGAAGAGAAAATACAGTACTATAAGACCACGATAGATACACTACAAGACATTATCGATAATATTAAGTGGCGACACCAAAACATAAAGAACATCATTGAATGGAAAAAATTTCAGTCTGGAAGTTAAACCATGCAACGATGCTGGTAGGATGTAACTCATCTATATCGGCAGAGCTAAACGAGTTCTTCTCGTTCTATGTTCCAGGCTACAAGTTCATGCCTGCGTTTCGAAGCCGTGTTTGGGACGGTAAGATACGCCTTTTCAACCAGCGCACTAACCAGTTACCTGTTGGTTTATACTATCATCTTTCAAAGTTCTGTGAGCAGAGAGAGTATAAGCTTCATCAGGAACCAAGTGATTATGGTGTGCCAGAGTCAGCCAATCAAGTTGACCCGAAGGAGGTTATGGAGTATGTTCAAAGTCTTGATCTGCCTTGGGCTATTCGCGACTATCAGTTCGATGCAGTCTGCACTGCAATCCACAGAAAACGAGCGATCCTCGTATCTCCAACTGGATCCGGCAAATCCCTCATTATATACACGCTGATCCGTTGGTTCTTAGATAACTCTGACAAGAAGATACTCGTCATCGTACCTACAACATCTCTCGTAGAGCAGATGTACGGTGACTTTAAAGAGTACGCACAGAACTCCACATTTGACTCAGAGAGTGAGTGTCATAGGATCTATTCAGGTAAAGACAAGACGTCTGACTCACGTGTTTATATATCAACGTGGCAGTCGATCTATAAGTTCCCTGCAGACTGGTTCTCTGACTTTGGCGCTGTGTTTGGTGACGAGTGTCACGGCTTCAAGTCTAAGTCTCTCACTACGATCATGGATAAGTGTAGTGAGGCAGAGTACAGGTTTGGTACAACAGGTACGCTAGACGGCTCACAGACACACGAACTTGTGTTACAAGGTTTGTTCGGTAAGATACACAAGGTCACGACTACAAAGTCATTGCAAGATAACGACACCCTGGCTAAGTTAGCGATCACTCGATTAGTGTTAAACTACGACGATGCCACACGAAGAAACAATGCAGGTCTTACTTACCAAGATGAGATCGACTATATCGTAACAAATAAGAAACGTAATCAGCTCATTCGAAATCTAGCACTCGATCAGACAGGTAACACTCTTGTTCTGTTTCAATACGTAGAGAAGCACGGTAAAGTGCTGTTTGACTTGATAGAGAGTAAAGCTGCAGAGGGGCGTAAGGTGTTCTTTGTCTCAGGGCAGACAGAGACTACTGACCGTGAAGCGATCCGTAAGATCACGGAGAAACAGAAAGACGCTATTATCGTTGCATCTCTGGGTACGTTTTCAACGGGAATAAATATTAGAAACCTACATAATATTATTTTCGCGTCACCATCTAAGTCTCAGATACGAGTGTTACAGAGTATCGGTAGAGGATTGAGAAAGAGCGATGATGGTCGAGTCACAAAGTTATTTGATATCTCTGATGATATGTCTTGGCAAAGTCGAAAGAACTTCTCTTTGTTACACTCGTTTGAGAGGCTGAAGATGTATCAGAACGAGAACTTTGATTATAAAACTTACGGGATCGATATCGATGGAACTTAAACAGTTTAAGCTTACAAACGACGATGAAATCGTCTGTGAAGTCGTAAAGTGGACAGATGACGGTGACGTCATAGTTCAGAGCGCCATGCGTATCGTACAAGGTGAAGATCCTACGAGGGGCGTACGATTCTATTACTTCAGACCTTTTATGGTATTTCAAGAGAAAATGCCACAGAGAATTAATGCCTCTCACATTATTGCAGAAGCAGATCCTACAGAAGAGATGATGGAGCACTATGCAGGTGCAATAAACGATGAGATGGACATAGAGAAAAGTCGGCAGTCTGTGACAGAAGAAGACATTGCAGAGTATAAGAAAAAGATCTTAGACCTCTTTAGTAAAGATGGTCAAGATGATGACATACCAACTGATAAAAAGTTAATACATTAATGGCATATTTGGTGCACCCACTTCCACCTGTAGAAGTTTACGTTCGAAAAGAGTATCTCTACGATCTTGAGAGAGGACATGGAGAGTTTACTCCTGGTATTTGGATCTCAGTAAAGTCTGTACAGTACAAGGCACTTTACTTTGAGGCCTTGTTAACAGAGTACGGTGCACTCTACGACAAACTTCCTATCTCTGCTTTTGTGTGGAAGACAGATCATGGTGAGTTGTTACCTCTTGATACTCTACAACTATGGGACTGTTTTGACTATTATCTCACTGTAGTACAAAAACCTTTACTTAGCATGTGTGAGTTTTTCGGTAAAGACAAGAAAATGCATAAAGGCGAGTATCTTTTCACTATAGATAATTGTCATCAGGACTTGAGTGTTATAGACACCAACTTTTCTGAACATGACCCAGAGCACAAGTCTTTCAATATCATTCAACTAGAGAACGGTCAGTTTGCTGCACAACCAAACAACCGTGTGGTGTGGAGAGACAGTAGCCTTACACCACCAAACTTAAAACAACCAGACTTTAAAGTTTGCACTCAGAATTACTGTGTAGAAAATAAACCAAAATGGTCTCTTGGTGATACAGATGAATGGCAATATAAAACTGCAGAGGAAAAAACTTAAGGTATACTCCTACCCCTCCGGGCTGGTAATAGGATTATACCGTAGTTTTTGAGTTTTGTACATCATTATTTTTTCTATTTGATTGAGTTAATTCAAGTATACTTTAGTTATTACTTGTGTTATAATACATGATGAAAGGAGCGAGCATGAACAAAAAAGAGAATGTTCATTATGTAAACAACGCAGACTTCTCGAACGCAGTCGTCGAGTATGTCACGTCTGCAAACGAAGCCAAAGCAAGCAACCAAACCGTACCCATTGTGCCTAACTACATTGCGGAGTGTTTCTTACGAATCTCCGAAGGCTTGTCTCACAAGTCAAACTTTATTCGCTATACCTATCGCGAAGAGATGGTAATGGATGCTGTTGAAAACTGTTTGAAAGCGATTCACAACTATGATCTATCGACTGCTACTCGGACTGGCCGCCCTAATGCTTTTGCATATTTTACTCAGATCGCATGGTATGCCTTTCTAAGGCGTATTGCAAAAGAGAAGAAACAGCAAGACATCAAGTTGTCGTTCTTAGAGAACTTTAACATAGTACATTTAGTTGGTGACGACGGTGATTTACAACAGGCAGAATTTGTGGTAGAATCCTTACGTCAACGTATTGATCGCGTGAAAGAGTCTGATCGTCAGATCAAAGATTACGCGAAAGAAGAGAAGAAAAAACGTAGGACCCGATCTGTAGATTCTGATTTAAGTGAATTCCTAGAATGAAAATTGCTTTCTTAAACGACACGCACTGTGGTATTCGTAACTCGTCTGAGATCTTTCTCAAGAACCATGAAGACTTTTACTCAAAGGTCTTCTTTCCGTATCTGTTAGAAAACGACATCAAGCAGATTATCCATCTTGGAGATTATTACGATCACCGTAAATTCATCAACTTCAAGGCGATGAACCACAACCGTAAGTTCTTCCTTGAACCATTACGTAAGCACGGTATCAAGATGGACATCATTCCAGGTAACCATGACACTTACTACAAGAACACAAACGATCTTAACTCGTTGAAAGAGTTGTTCGGTTACTTTACGAGTGAGATCTCTATCATCATGCAGCCTCGTGTGATGGAGTATGGTGGCATGAAGATTGGTCTGTTGCCATGGATTAACCCTGAGAACTACGATAAGTCGATGGACTTCGTGCGTACGTGTGATGCCGACATCTTAGGTGCACACTTAGAGTTAAATGGCTTTGACCTGATGCGTGGTGTGAAAGCCACTGACGGTATGGATCATAAGTTGTTTAATCGATTTGAGATGGTGA